TATGGGCTGTTGTTATATGCAGGCGTAGCTCAGTCGGTAGAGCTTTATCGCGCAAATGGATATGCGATTGAATGCCATTGGTCGCTGGTTCGAGTCCAGCCGCTTGCACAAGAGGCCGGGTAGCACCCGGACACTGTGAGACCGTTCGTCGTGGCTCACATGGAAATGACAATGCTCGCTGAAAAATGCACCGTGGGATGGAACCGCCTCAGCGTAATGGTGCTGCACTTGTAAAGCAGCAATCGGTGATGTGACAATCTAAGCGGGAAGACGGCCAATATGCGGCATAGGTGCCCCGTAAGGGGAGGCCACAGCGAGTGACGGGGACTTTCCCTGAAGCGCTAAAGCAGGGCAGGACTGCAGTGCCGCACCAGATGTATGCTACCGCATTGTGGCACCACGGAAGGGTAAGACCGCTACAAGGGGCTTGCCTGTGCGCTGTATGAAAGCGGCAGGCCGAATAATTATTTGGCTGGCTCCGGCCTATGAATGAAGAAACGGATGCGACCGACATACCGGCGCAGGGCTGAAAAGTTCCGTGGGATACCGGCATTGCTACAACCTGAGCGAGTGCCGAGGCGTTCAATGGATGTGGCGTGGTGGCGGCAATCGTATGATTAGGCCGCTGTGTAAGCAATTCAAACAGAGCGCAATGCCGGGACCTGTGAAAAGACATTGCCCCTCTGCGGGCAAACTGTGTAACCCATGTTTGAGAGCTTCCAGAAGGCCGCATGGGCGGGGAAAGACTGTTACTGTAGCCAAGGGGTGGGGGCTGGTGACAAACAACGCTTTCGGGCGTATCAATGCGGCGATAAGCTGTGACGGGCGGATGAAATTAGACCGCAGCACGACAGTAATCGCCGCAAGCGAAAGCAAATAAAAGCCACCGAAAGCAAAACGTGGGTAAAAGAAAAGAGAAGAAAAGCACCCTTATTCCCCCCTTCCCTCTTCTCCCCCTTAAACCCCCTTAATATCTATCCCCCTATAATCCCCCAAAAGAAAGAGAAAAGAAAAGAGCGGGGCGCGCCACGCGCCCCTTATGCGCGCGCGAGGATGGAAACGATTATCAAATGTGTCGTAAAACCCCTTGCTTCAGCTATGGGGATATAAGACACGTCCATCGAATTTACGCATCAGACTGCACCGCAGGGCATACGGGAACAGTATAATCTAGCTTGTGGACACTGTGTAAGACGTTGCGGTACCGAAAGGTATTGGCCAATGCAGTAGTGGGTGAAGCAAGAATCCCCCTGCTTTAGCTGTGGGGAGTGTCAAGGAAATCATCAAACCCTGTAAACTCTACGAATAGGAGTGACACATAATGGCAACACAGAAATCTACTGCCATCGCAAAAACAAAGGATAACCGGCCAGAGACCGGCAGAGGCGGGAAAAGAAACTTCCCTTCATGCCTCCCAGACCTCAGCAGCGACGAGGATAGAGCGCTTGTGTCTCAGCTCCTTACAGAGGTACTTGTAGAGTATAGACAGCCAAGGGTAAAGAGTGACGAAGAACTCACGGAGAGAATAAACGACTATTATTCCCGCTGCGCACAGACAGGACAGACCCCAACAGTAGAGGAACTATTCCTGTCTACCGGTTACTCAATTAGCACAGTTAAGGACTGGGAATACGGGAGACGCAAGGGATTTAGCCCCGAAACAGCGACCATAATTAAAAAAGCTAAGAGTTTTATGCAGACTTTTGACGCAAAACTTGTGGTTTCCGGGAAGCTGAATTTCCTTGCCTATTGCTTCCGTGCCAAGAACTATTACGGCATGGTGGACAAGCAGGAGATGGTTTTGACGCCGAACCAGCCGCAGGTTGAGGGATTGACTCCTGAACAGCTCCAGCAGAAGTACATAGAAGCCAGCGACTTTGATGAAAAATGAGCCGAAATCGAGCGACTTTTGCACGACTTTCCGTTAATTCCGGGAAAGTGGGCAAGAAAAATCCCGCCTTTATACACGGAATTTTGTAAACGACTATGATTTTGGGGTAAAATGAGCGACTTTGGCGCAGGCACTTGCGACTTTCACAGCGACTTTGCCAGCGACTTTCGCACAGAGGGGAGCGACTATGCCAGCGACTTTCGCGACTTTTCCGGCGACTTTTCCGGCGACTTTAGCGGAGCACCACGCACGGCGAAGCAGCCACCGGAGGCCACCGAGACCGAACCGCCGGAGCAGGGTACAGCCGCCGACAAGGCCACAGGGGAACAAGGACGGCGGCAAGCTGGCAGTGCACCGCACAAGAGGCAATACACGGAGCATGGGAAAACGACACGCCATAAGGCCATAAACAACGGCCACAGGGCAAGCGGGGCGGCGGCGGTATAGGTATAGCCCCAAACATTAAAACGCCTTACAGGCGCGTTAAAATAGCAAATAAGGCATACAGCAGAAAAGACGCCGGAATACACCGAGAGCAAAAGAAGACCCCGCACAGCGTGAGCCATGCGGGGCACGGTTATTTCTGGAGTTTTGCAAGGTCAAGCAGCAGCAGAACGGGCTGCAACAGGATATACAACAGGATCAATGGTGGCACCTCCTTATATTGCAATTGTAGCACATACGCCGGAGCAGGTCAAGCGAAAGTAAACCGCCGGGTTGTTGTCGTCTTGGTGTAGCGGGCTGCAATCTCCGGCAGCTCCTTTTTCAGCGCGGTTGTGTCCACTCTGGAGGAGGTAACCGCCTTATATGTGGCCTTGTGTTCTGACCCCGCCAGGGATTCCACCCCGGCGGCGGTCATGCGCTCTTTAAGCTGGTCTTTGAGGCTCTCCACCATTGCGGCGGCCTCCTCCTGCATGCGGATATACTCCGCAAGCTCTTTCATGATGATGTCAATATTCATTATTCCACCTCCACAATTTTCAAAACATGATACCGCCCTAATACGTCATAAATGGCGGACTTGTTCGGCGCGTATAGCTCCATAATTCCATAATGGCGGACTTTCACCCAATACACCCGGCAAAACTCACGCAAGGAAAACGCCCACCCGCCAATTTTAACAACGGGGTTTTTCAGTGTTTCCATCGTTGCGGATTGCCTGTAATATTCCTTTATGGCGGCTTTATCGCCGTTTTCGTATGCCGCAATAGCGACAGCAACGCGGGATTTTAACGCGCTTTCAAGCGGCGCGGGTTCCCAATTCACGAATTGCCAATATTTCATATTGTAACCCCCCTTTATATTTCCATTCTTGCAAACTCTTTCATTTCAGCGGCGAGGTCTTCCGGGCTATTTGCCCATCTGCTGACCCATTCCGGGAAATGATGAGAAAGATAGCTTTCGAGGTTGTCGAGGTTGTCCGGCTTGGTGGCTATGAGCTTTATAGCCCCTACGAAATCCGCCGCAGCCTTCTCTACTCTTTCGGGCGTGTAAAGCACCTTGCAGGACTTTCCACCGGGACAAATAAATTCCCGATCTTTTCCGGCGTGTTCACAATGGCTCACGCAATTCTTGCAATTATCACGATTAATCATAATATAATCCCCCTTAAAACAAAATAAACAGATTAGAGCAACGCCCAATAATGGCATATAATGCGCCGGTTTCCGTGTCCTGCACAAGCCCGCCGTTGATACCGTAAACGCCGGAAGAATAGCCAACCTTTTCAAGCCTGCGCAGCGTGTAAATATATTCGCTCGGCTTGTTGGTGTAATCTTCTGCGACACCAAGCCGCACAAGCTCCCGCAGCTCTTTTAACGTGTATTTTCTCATTTCGTCTTCGCTCCCTTCAAAAGCTCTCTATAAATCAGGCTTGTTAAAAGCTGTTCGGCCTGCTGTTCCGTGTATCGGGCTTTTTCCGTCTCTGTTTCTTCGAGGATTGCCCCGAGATCGTCAACCGCAGAGCGGTTATAAAAATAACATGTATCGAGGACAGACGGCAGGCCGGCGCACCAGTCAGCAAAAGCGGCGGCTTCGCTGCCGTGATAATAGCGGACATCTTGCAGGCACCAGTATTTTTCACTTCTGAAAGTATCGAGGATAAAAGCGGCGATGTTGGGGAAATCCTGCGGCGGGTTGTCCGTGTACCCTTCCGGGGTAAACCCATCTACGATATAAGCCCGGATATTTTCGGCGGCTTTCTTGCTATTGGTTTTCAGCATTGTATTACCTCCTTAAAAATCAAAATTAATATATAACCATTTTTTCAATCTCATTTTGCCACCGGTTATACGGTGCAGCGCGTACAATGTTAGGATAATAGCCGCGCTTCCTATGCCCATGATAGCGGCCAAAACTGCAGCAATCACCATTTTTGTTTTCCTCCTTGTTTAAATGTCATTTTGCCGCTTCCGCGTTATTGCCGGGTGCGCCCTCGTCTTGTATGGGTCTATTGTAATGCCCATTAGGGTATTTGTCAATAGTTATGGGCAATATAATGCCCTTAAAATATAGACAATAATTTGTGTGGGTATTTGTATAATATGCCCATTGTGGCATACCCATATGGATCAAGCAGGGCAAGCCCTGGCGGCTGTCGATCTCCGGCGGGCATGACCGGGGGCGGGGGATATGCGGCGGAAGCCTGGTGCGGGGTAACCCCCAAAAATTCCGCAAAAAATAAAAAGCCGTTTTGCCCCATGTTGTAAAATCCGTCAAAAACAAAAAGGCTATTTTGGGCATAAAACATATTGACACAAATTATGCCGTGTGCTACACTACCCTTACAAGATGAAGGGAGCGATGCACATGAAAGTCGGATATATTCGGGTGTCCACAGAGGAGCAGAACACGATCCGCCAAGAGATACTGATGAAAGACCTTGGTGTGGAGCGTGTCTACATGGATAAAGCGAGTGGCAAGAGCCGCACAGGCAGGCCGCAGCTGGAAGCGATGATGGATTTCGTCCGAGAGGGCGATGTGGTCATTGTTGAAAGCATCAGCCGATTTGCGAGAAGCACGAGGGACTTGTTGACGTTAGTAGAGCAGCTCACGGAAAAAGGTGTGGGCTTTGTATCGCAGAAGGAATCCATTGACACGAATACACCGCAGGGCAAATTCATGCTCACGGTGTTTGGTGCAATGGCAGAGCTGGAACGGGAGCAGACCTTACAGCGGCAGAGAGAGGGCATAGCGGCTGCAAAAGCGGCTGGAAAGTACAAGGGACGGCAACCAATAGCACTTAATGAAGATCTGGTTAAATCGGTGCATGAGCAATGGTACAAAAACGAGATAACCACATCCTATGCAATTAAGCAGCTTGGAGTGAGCCGAAATACCTTTTACCGCCGGATGTGGGACTACGAGGATTCCGCAGGGATCCCGAGACGGCGCTGATGAATAGAGTGAGGAAAGAGAAATGATAATCGTATGTGCCATTCTGCTAATCATTACCCTTGCTGTTGCATACAGCAACAAAGATGAGAGCCATGACGCAGCGGGAGATTTCGATGTACAAGGCAGTGAATCTGCGGAAGAACTGTCGGACATTGCAAGTGATAGGATTGCAGAAAGGCTTGTTTCTTTCGGAATGACAGAAGATGAGGCACAGGCCGGCAGAGATATTCTGCGTATGTGTGGAGTGGACTACATTTCCGGATGTGAGCCAACAGACGCATCGGCATCGGTCGATGGACTTGTTGCATTCCGTGAAGTAGTGGACAAGGACAGAGTGTTATGGTTCGCGGTAGACCACCGAGAGATTTTTTATGTATCCCTGAATGGAACGGACCTATATGACAAAGACAAGGGTGGGTTCTTGATGAAGATAGACGATGTACATGTGCCAGAATCTTCTGTGCCATACAATGTTTATCGACAGTTGCAAGACATGACAGAGACTGTCCTTGACCGATACTTTGTAAACGCCAAATACTATGACGGCTGGGGAATTGGCCGTGCGGATGAAAAATACATGGTGCAGTGCGAGGTATATGCGTCAAACGCGCTCAAGATGAAATCCTGGGTTCCGGCAAAGGTCTGGTATGAAGATCAAGGAAATGGCGAATTTGTTGTTACTGGCGTACAGATTGATGGCACACAGTACGAAGTGAAGCCGTAAGGGATCCGCAAAAACCAAATAAAATGGACTACCGATTTTTCGGCAGTCCATTTTTTGTTGCAGGAGGACAAATGGATTATCGGAAGATTGCGGAAAGCATCAAAAACCGCATAGAGAAAACGCATGACCGGGAAGCCTACAAAGATTTGCTGGCGTTGTGCATTGGGTACGAAGCGGAAGATTTTGCTGCGGCGCACCAGTTAAATTCCGAAGTCCGAAAGATGACCTCCGAGGCACTTCGTAACGGAAACCCAAAAGACGCGGAGTATTTCTACACGCTACATAAGCAATCCATGCTGTTTGATGCTCCGCATGATTTCGATACCTTCCTTCTGTATGTGGAGATGGACAGAAAGCCGGAGAAGCGGTTTTATGCTCCACGCAGGCGGTATCTAAGACCTATTGTGCAGGGGTATCAAGATGTCATTGACGGCAAATTGAGGCTGCTGACCATTTCGCTCCCGAAAAGAGCCGGGAAAAGCCAGCTGGGAATCAATTTCATCAACATGATTTCCGGGAGAAACCCGGATAAATCGTCACTTATGGAAGGCACGGGCGACGATCTTGTGCGAAGCTTCTATAACGGCTGTCTGGAATATCTGCAAACGCCAAACGAGTACTTGTTCTACGATGTGTTCCCGGATGCTCCTTTAGTGCAGACCAACGCAGACACGAAAATTATCAATCTGCGGTCAAAATCCCGATTCCCCACGGTCATGTGCCGGTCGATTGACGCGCGGCAGGTGGGTTTGTCGGAAGCAACCAATGTCCTTTATTTGGATGACTGCGTGGAGGGCAGAGAGGAAGCGAAAAACCGTCAACGGCTGGATGATAAGTGGGAAGTAATTTCCGGCGATATTTTAGGCCGTGCCATCGAGGGTACGCCTATTGTGGCCACTGGGACGAGATATTCCCTGTATGACCCCATAGGGCATTTACAGGAAGAAGCGCAAAAAGGTGGATGGGCATGGAAAGCCATTGAAATCCCCGCCCTTGACCCAATTACAGACGAAAGCAATTATGAGTACGAGCGGGAGGGTAAAAAGGTTTTTACCACCGCTTATTTCCGCGAGCAGAGAGAGCTTCTGAGCGCGGAACAGTTTGAAAGCGAATTCCAGCAGCAGCCATTTGAAGCAAAGGGGCTGCTGTTCAATAAGTCGGAGCTGAACTATTTCTTTGAACTGCCGGTAGACCGTGACCCGGATGCGATCATTGCCGTGGCAGACACCGCAGAAAGCGGAAAAGACAGTACGGCGATGCCTGTTGCAGCCTTATATGGAGAGGAAGTCTACATCGTGGATGTGGTGTACGATGATTCTCCCGCAGAGGTCACAAAGCCGGAATGTGCAAAGTGCCTGATTGACAACAAAGTGGGAGATGCACTGTTCGAATCCAATAACGCCGGTATGTATTTTGCGAGAGATGTTGCAGAAATCGTTAAAAACGCCGGATTTAATACCAGCATACGGACAAAAAGGACGATTTCCAACAAGCAGACACGAATTGAGTTCGCATCGGATGGAATCAAGAAGAATTTTTTCTTCAAGCATCCGTCCACATACAAGCGAGGGTGTCAATACTGGGGATTCATGCAGGAGGTGACCACCTATGTCAGAAGCGGTAAGGTGGCGCACGATGACGCGCCCGATTCCCTGTCGCTGCTGGAGAACGAAATCAGAAACCGCATCAGCGGCAAGATTGAGATATTCAAAAGACCGTTCTAAGAGGTGATGATATTGAGACATATGTTTGGCAGAAAAGTCATTTATTCCGATGTCACCGAGGTAAACGAGGGCAACATTGCAAATATCCTGCAAAAAGCAATTGTTGTCCACAATGCCAACCGGGCGGACATGGAATATTTATACAGGTACTATAAAGGCGACCAGCCTATCCTTGCCAGAGTAAAGGATGTGCGCCCGGAGATCAACAACAAGATTGTCGAAAACCGGGCAAACGAAATCGTGTCCTTTAAGGTTGGCTATTTGATGGGCGAACCTGTCCAGTATGTCAGCAGAGCTGCCGATGAAAAAACCGCCGAGATGGTGACAAAACTGAACGATTATGTTTTGTCCGAGGACAAACCGGCAAAGGATAAGGAATTGGCGGACTGGTTCCACATCTGCGGCACGGCTTATCGCATGGTCATGCCGGACACACCGGAAGATGAAGATGAAGCCCCGTTTGAGATTTATACCCTTGACCCCCGGGATTGCTTTGTGGTGTATTCCGTGCAGCTGGGAAATCCTCCCCTCATGGCGGTCAAGTATGTAAAGATGGACGATGGGACAGTCGTTTTCAGCTGTTACACGAAAGACCACTTCTATGAAGTGACCGACACATGGAAGATTATTCGCAGTGAGCCGCAGATTTTGGGTATTCCCATCATTGAGTACCCGGCAAACCGTGCGAGACTTGGCGCGTTTGAAATTGTTCTAAATCTGCTGGATGCAATCAACAATGTGGAGTCCAACCGCATGGATGGCGTGGAGCAGTTCGTGCAGTCTTTGCTGTTGTTCCACAATGTGCGAATTACCGAAGATCAGTATTCTGCTTTGCGGCAGGACGGTGCGATTCAGTTTGAGGACATTGACCCGCAGAAGAAAGCGGAAATCAAAAACCTTGTCACGGAGCTGAACCAGACGCAGACACAGACCCTTGCGGACAATCTGTATAACACAGTGCTGACTATTTGCGGTATGCCCAACAGAAACGGAGGGTCTTCCACTTCTGATACTGGATCTGCAGTCATCATGCGTGACGGCTGGTATGCGGCAGAGGCAAGAGCAAAGGATTCCGAGCTGGTGTTCAAGCGTTCCGAAAAAGAGTTTTTGAAAGTGCTTTTGCGGATTTGCAATGACTTGAGCGATTTGTCTTTGAAACTGTCTGCAATCGAGATCAGATTTACCAGGCGGAACTATGAGAACATTTCCGAAAAGGCTAATGTTCTGGTAACCATGCTGGGCAATGGAAAAATTGCGCCACAGCTTGCGTTTACGCATTGTGGCCTATTCAGCGATCCGCAGCTGGCATACAAGATGAGCATGGAATATGTCGAGGAAAACGGAGGGAACAATGGAATTAACGCTGGAGATGGTACGGGCGATCAACGAAATTCTCAAGAGCCGCAATCAAGCGGAGGTGAAAGTGGAGAACGGGAAGATCGTAGTAATCGAAGTGCGTAGGAAAAAGAAATACTGAGTGGGTCTGGCAAGGGCTTGACCGACAGCCGATGGGCTATCGGTACTGAAAAGTATCGGTAGCCCTTTTTGTTTTGGTTGAACCTTGGGAGATAGTGATTGCAACACGAAAAGCGGAGCCTTACCGCCTTCTCCCAAGTTCACAATAAGGCAACTACGAAAGGCGGTAGTGATATGGAAGTCTGGAAAGACATTCGAGGTTATGAGGGTTTGTATCAAGTCAGCAATCTCGGAAATGTGAGAAGAAGTAAGCAAGAGTCTACGGGTCGTTTGTTAAATCCGTATGTAAACTCACATGGTTATTTGACTGTCGGTCTGAGTAAAAACGGGGTTGTATCACGGGAGATGGTTCACAGATTGGTTGCTAAGGCGTTTATCGAAAACCCTTTTGATTTTCCTTGTATCAATCACAAAGACGAGTGCAAATCAAATAACACGGTTTCGAACCTTGAATGGTGCGATAAATCCTATAACAACACTTACGGAACCCATCCTATGCAGATTTCAGAAGCAAATTCTAAGCCTGTTTTGCAAATCTTGAACGGGAATGTAGTTAGAACGTGGAAAAGCTGTTCGGAAGCCGCTCTTATGGGCGGGTACATCATTAGCTGCATTTCCAGATGCTGTTTAGGAGAGCGAAAATCTCACAAAGGATATGAGTGGCGATATGCCACTTGAATATATCACGCAGAGAAGCGGTAAATCGCAAAAAGGAGAGAACCTACCAAACACAATATAGTGCGGAGATGCACTCTAAAAGCGCAGAAAGGAAGTAACACTATGGCAAAAATCGACACGAAATTGATTACTGGCTATGAGCAGATGACTCTCGAACAGAAGGTGGCTGCACTTGAAGCCTATAATCACCCTGACCCTGATTACAGCGGTTATGTGAAGAAAGACCTGTACGATAAAGCGGCTTCTGACGCAGCTTCTTGGAAGAAGAAGCACAATGAGCTGCTTACAGAAGACGAGCGCAAGAAGCAGGAAGACGCTGACGCTCTCGCCAACATGAAGAAGGAGCTTGACGAGCTGCGGAAGGACAAGACCATCTCTGAGTTCAAGGCCAAGCTGATTGCTCAGGGATATGACGAAGCTCTGGCTTCCGACACCGCTCAGGCAATGGCTGACGGCAACACTGATAAGGTGTTTGCCAACCAGCAGGTGTTTTTGGAGACATACGCAAAGCAGGTGAAAGCCAGCGCAATGCAAGGCACACCCAAGCCTGCTTCCGGATCCGGATCGAATGGTGCAGACTTTTCCAAAAAAGCTGCCGATGCGCAAAGCACCGGCAATTTTGCGGAGGCGGCGTACTATACCCGCCTAATGAATCAGGACAACAACACACAGTAAAGGAGAATGAATTAAAATGGCAGATACTTTTGCTACCAGCTTCGGAGTGCTGAATTACTCCGGTATGCTCTTCAACAAGGGCAACACCCGCACCCCTCTGTCTTCCATCATCGGAAGCCGGGCAAAAACCACAAACCATGTCGAGTTCGTCACAGGACAGGAATACAGCTCTGCCGGCGGCACCCAGCCCGCAATCAGCGAGACCGCGTCCCTGACTGCACCTGATGCAACCGTGGTAACCCGCACCCAGAAAACCAATGTCACGCAGATTTTCCAGGAGACCGTAGGTGTTTCCTACGCCAAGATGTCCAACATGGGCACTCTGTCCGGCGTGAATATCGAGAATCAGCAGGCAAACCCCATCAATGAACTGGATTTCCAGGTGGGCGCAAAGATTCAGAAGATTGCCCGGGATATGGAGTTTACCTTCATCCAGGGCGCATACAACAAGGCCACGGACGATTCCAAGATCAACAAGACCCGTGGTCTGACTACCGCCATTACAACCAATGTTACCGCTATGGCATCCAAGCCACTGGGCCTGTGGGATGTAGCCGACATGGTGAAGAAGATTTACGGAGCAAACGCCCCCACAAATGGCCTGGTGCTGTGGTGCGATGCCGTGACCATGTTCCAGATCAATGCGGATGCCGTGCAGAACGGTCTTACCGTGGTTCCCGCCGCCCGTGAGATTAACGGTATCTCTCTGTCCAGCGTAATCACTCCCCTTGGCGTGGTTTATCTGTACCTGGGCGAGTGCCTGCCCGCCGGCACCGCACTGCTGCTGAATCTGGATGTTATCGCCCCTGTGTACCAGCCTGTTCCCGGCAAGGGCAACTTCTTCCTGGAGCAGCTGTCCAAGACCGGTGCTGGTGAGAAGTATCAGCTGTTCGGCCAGGTGGGTCTTGACCACGGCCCCGAATGGTATCATGGCAAGTTCACCGGTATTTCCACCGATTTCACTGCGCCCACCTACAGCCGCAGCGTGTTCATCGCCAATGACGCAAGCAAGCCTGTAAACACCAAAGCTGTGTCCGGCTGATAAAGGAGGGCGGGAAGTATGACCGAAGCTGAAAAGACCGAGCTTTTAGCTACTATGACAGACCAGCAAGGAAGCGTGCTTTCCGCCTACCTTGCTATTGCCGGGGATAAAGTGCTGCGCAAACTATACCCGTTTGACGACACGATTAAAGAAGTCCCTGAACGGTATCACATGACCCAAGTGGAGATTGCCGCATATCTGCTGAACAAGCGCGGAGCAGAGGGCGAAACAGCGCACAGTGAGAATGGTATTTCCCGCTCCTATGAGGACGGCGATGTTCCGTCCTCCCTTTTGCGTGACATTGTCCCTTATGCGGGGGTGGTGAAATGAGATGTATGGATCGGAACAAATCGGCATTTTGGTATCTTCTGTATGACGGGAAAACTATGAATATGTCCGATGACGGCTACGAAACCGGGCAAATGTCCGTGAAATACAAGGACGCGGTGAAAATGCTGGCGAATATCTCCCCTGCATCCGGGGCGGCGCAAGTGGAGCAATTCGGGCAATTTGTTTCCTATGACAAGGTCATCGTCACGGATGATATGGATTGCCCCATTGCAGAAGATACCGTTTTGTTTGTGGACAAAAATCCTGAATATAAGGACGGGAAACCGCTTTATGACTACATCGTAAAGCGAGTGGCCAAATCTCTGAATTCTATCTCTATTGCCATAAGCAAGGTGAATGTGTCGTGAAGCACAAGGTTGTTACCACCCTCTCTCCATCCGGCGTACAGCAGATGATCGATTCCGTTCGGGAGTACCGGGAATGGATAAAAAGCGGCTGCGCAAGGCTTTTGGAGCGCCTTGCACAAGAGGGATACGAAGTGGCAAGCGCAGGCTTTGCGAGCGCCGAATATGACGGCACAAACGATGTAACCGTGTCTGTCGAAGATCGAGGAAAAATAAAGGCCGTTGTCGCCGTTGGCGGCACGGTCTTATTTATTGAATTTGGCACAGGCGTAACATACCCGGATAATCACCCGGAAGCAAGGGAATTGGGAATGGCGCGCGGAGAATATGGCCAAGGACGCGGAAAACAATCCACATGGGGCTATTACGGAGAACCCGGTACAAACGGAACCGTTGTAGGCGAAAGAGCAAAGGGCACGCTTATTCTTACACATGGTAATCCGGCCAATATGCCCATGTATAACGCCGTAAAAGAATTGGAGTTGCGGCTTGGAGAAATCGTAAAGGAGGTGTTCGGATGATTGATGTGGAACGGATGATTTTTACCCCGATTGCAGATGCATTGCGAAAGAAGTTCAAGGGGATAGATGTTTCCGGGGCGTATATAAAATCTCCGCCCAAGTTCCCCCACGCAAGCATTGTGGAACAGGACAATTACACGACCACATTTAATCAGGACAGTTCCGGCACCGAGCGGTTTGCAACCGTCATGTATGAGGTCAATGTCTACTCCAACAAAACCGGCGAAAGCAAATCAGAGTGCCGCAGGATCCTGTCAGAAATCGACAAAATGCTGTATGCAATGAATTTCACACGCATTTCCATGACACCCGTCCCGAACATGGATAATGCGTCAATCTATCGCTTAGTGGCACGATACCGTGCCGAAACGGACGGGAAAACACTTTTTAGGAGGTAAATTATGGCAATCAGTACATATAAGAGTTTTCTGATGCACAAAACCAATCCCGGGAACACCTGGACAAAACTGGTGGACATTAAGGAGTTCCCCGACCTTGGCGGTGACCCCGAAATGCTGGAAACCACCACCCTGTCTGACAAGATGCAGACATACATCGCCGGTATTCAGTCTATGGACGGCCTGAGTTTCACGGCAAACTACTCACTGGCCGACTACAAGGCTCTGAAAGCAAAAGAGGGTACGGAAGCGGATTATGCTGTGTGGTTTGGCGGAACAGAATCCGGTGGCTCTGTTACCCCCACCGGCTCTGACGGAAAGTTTTCCTTCAAGGGACAGCTTTCCGTGTACCCCACCGGCGGCGGCGTAAACGAAGTGGTCGGAATGAACATTACCATTGCGCCTACTTCCGTCATCACTTTGGATGCTGAGGAGTAAGGAGGGCATATGGCAAAGACGATGACCATCGAGCACAACGATGTGAAATATGTGCTGGAATACACCAGAAAATCTGTGGAAATTATGGAGCGGCAGGGCTTCGAGATCGAGGAATTGCAGCGCAAGCCCATGACCTATCTGCCCGCCCTGTTTGCTGGCGCTTTTTTGGCGCATCACCGCTATGTAAAGCGTGATGTTATCGACAAGATTTACGCCCAGCTGCCCAACAAGGGAGATATGCTGGGCAAGCTGGTGGAAATGTATAGCGAACCCATCGTAGCGCTCATGGATGATTCCGAAGCCGAGGGAAACGCCAGCTGGACGGTGGACTGGTAAGCGAACCGCCGCCCGATAAAGAGGGGGGCAATACCCCCCTCTACGCTTACACTGAAAAGTTCTATGAGGTTTTCCCTTATTACCTTGCAATAGGCATGACCTACGAGCAGTTCTGGGAAATGGATTGCGAGTTGGTCAAGTACTACCGCAAGGCAGCGAAAATCAAGCAGGACTTGGACAACCAGAACGCATGGCTACAGGGTGCGTATTTCTATGAAGCCTTGGCGGATGTATCGCCTATTCTTCATGCGTTCGCAAAGAAAGGCACAAAGCCTATTCCGTATCGAGATTCCCCATATCAAGTGGGTGAAAGCTATAATTCTGCGGAGAAAAAAGTGAAAGAGCAGAAGAATGATAGCCGTGCAAAAGCAATCATGGAAATGTTCATGATTGCAAATAACAAGAAATTCGAGCCGGGAGGTGAAAAGCATGGACAATCTTGAAATTCGCGGACTTGAATTTCAAATCAAAGAGAACAGCGACAGTGCCGTTGCGTCTTTGGTACGGCTTGAAAAAGCGTTGTCCGCCCTAAAGACAGCTACTTCCGGCGGAGCGTCCGGGCTTAGTGGCGCGTCAAAACAGTTGCGGTCTTTTAACAGTGCTCTGAATAATATGCAGAATAACACAAAATCAGGAAAACTCGGGGGAGTATTTCAAGCACTGAAAAAAACAGGCGCGTTGGTTGGTATTAGAGCGCTTCGTGTAGAAATTTCTAAGGCCATAACTGAATCAAACGCATACCAAGAGGATTTGAACCTTTTTACTGCATCAATGGGAAAATACGCAAAAGAAGCCCAAGAGTATGCGGAAAATGTTGGCGAAATAATGGGCATTGACCCCGCAAAATGGATGCGGAATCAGGGCGTATTTAACACTTTGCTGTCCGGCTTCGGCTCTGTCGCAGACCGTTCTTACCTTATGAGTAAGAACCTTACGCAGCTCGGCTATGACATTTCCTCGTTCTTCAACATCTCCGTTGAAGATGCTATGCAAAAGCTGCAATCCGGTGTTTCTGGCGAATTGGAACCGTTGCGTAGATTGGGCTATGACCTGTCACAAGCCAAACTGGAACAAACCGCATTGACGCTTGGAATCGAAAAGTCTGTTTCTGCCATGACGCAGGCAGAAAAGGCGGAACTGCGTTACTACGCCATTATGACACAGGTAACAACGGCGCAGGGCGACATGGCTCGTTCGCTGGATGCCCCCGCAAACCAGCTCCGTATTTTCCAAGCGCAGTTAAAACAGGCATCAAGAGCAATCGGTAATATTTTTATTCCTATTCTTCAAAAGATATTACCCTATGCAATCGCCGTCCTTCGTGTTGTCCGCGAGCTGGCGGATGCTATTGCAAAGCTCTTTGGATTTAAGCTCACGGAGATTGATTATTCCGGCGTTGGGAATCTCGCCAGCGGCGCAGAAGATGCCGCTGCAGGCTTTGACGATGCAACAAGCGCAGCAAAAAAACTGAAAAAGTCCGTTATGGGCTTTGATGAGCTGAACATTCTGAACGGCAACACTGCGTCCGGGTCTGGTTCTGCAGGTGTTTCCGGCGGCAGTGGATTTGATTTTGACCTACCCACCTATGACTTCCTCGGAGATGCTATCAATAAACGAGCCGATGAACTGAAAGATAAAGCAAAAGAAATTCTTGCGATCGTTGCCGAAATCGGCGCAGGGTTTCTTGCGTGGAAACTCTCCGAAAAATTCTTAGGTCAGCTCAATGGTCTTATGTTTTCCTCCGGGTTAGTCTTAGCCATTGATTCCGTTAGAGTGACCTTAACCGAAGGTCTGAGCTGGAAAAGCGTTATCGAGGGTGCCATTGGTGGTGCGCTTATGGGCGCTGGAATCGGGTTCAAACTCGGTGGTGGGAAAGGTGCATTGGGCGGTATCGTAATCGGCATTGGCGTCACCTTGCTCATAAACGGTGTAACCAGTATGATTTCTGAGGGTGTGAGCTTTGAAAATGTTCTCACAACCCTTGCCGGAGCCTTAACGAGTGCTGGGGGCATAATGACCGTAATCAAGTTATTCAATTCAACGGTTGGAGCTCCCACCCCGGAATTGGATACGGCCTCCAACAATCTAAATGCAATTTCTACCGGAACCGCCACAGTATCAACGAAACTGTCCTCTCTGGCTAAAAACTTGGGCATGGGGATTCTGATCATCGGCGAAGCCGCGATTGCCGCTGGGATCTTTGTGGGCGCTGTATGGGGAATTGGCCTTATGCTGGGAGAAATCAGCAAAGCATGGCAACCCGTTATCGACAACGCCGAAACCGTTGCTATTGCTATCGGCATTGGTGCAGGATTGATTGCTGCTGTGGGACTTGTAACCTATGGACTCGGCACTCTCGGTGGTTCCGCCGCACTGAATATCGCAATCGGCACCGCAATCCTCTTGGAGCTTGGCGTTGCCACCGGACTGTTTCTCGTTGAGATTTGGGCTGTCGGAAAGGGGCTGGACGAAATCGGCAAAGCATGGCAACCGGTTTTGGATAACGGTGATACGATTTCCACAGCTATTGGAATCGGGACGGGTTTGCTGGTTGGTATCGGTGTTGTTTGCGCCGCTTTGGGCGTTGCGGCCGTAGCATCCGTAGGTCTACTTCCCCTTGCTATTGGTCTTGGTACGGCCATGCTCGTTGAGCTTTCAGCGGCCACCATTGCTTTCAACAATTCTTTAGTCGATGTGGCAAACTCTCTCGTTGACGATTTGCATCCAGCCTTAAAGCGGTTAAACGGCATCCTTCCCTCGCTGTCCGAAGACATGGATGACTTCACGAGATTCATGAGCTTCTTTGCACAGCAAGTAGTGGATTATTCTCGCAGTAGCGCAATTTCCGGTTTTTCCGCAACGGTTGACGCTATCGTAAAGTTCTTCACAAAAGACCCCATTAAGGCTATGGCTGACGATGCGAAAAAGCAGTACGATCAAGCCGTTGATCTTAATGCGAAACTTCGGCAGGCAAACCCGGAACTTCAAACGGCGATCACCCTAATGAGAAGTTATTATAACTTCCTTGAAGAACTGGAACGGCTTACCGGCAAGACAAACAACATTTCTCTCGCAAACGGTATGTTTGTCAATATGAAAGAAGTTGGTAAAAATCTGGTGCTCGGTTTTGTGGATGGGATTAAATCAAAATATTCCGATCTCTCAAACAGCATTGAATCCGTACTCGGCAACACCCTTTCAAATCGAATGGCGGACTCGTATGGAACTAACTTCGGCAAGCGTCTCGGTTCTGCTGTTGCAAGCTCTTTCAGAAACAGTTACTTCCCCGCCTTGCATGGGAATGTCAGTGTTGGAAGGAGCGGTTTAGTGGAATTAAAACTTCGTGCTTATGCCGCTGGTGGTTTCCCCGATGAAGGACAACTCTTTATCGCCAGAGAGTCGGGCGCTGAGATGGTTGGTAGTATTCGAGGTAAAACTGCTGTCGCAAACAACGACCAAATCGTGGACGGTATTTCTGCGGGCGTGTATCGTGCGGTGCGCGAAGCAATGGGCAATGGCTCAAAGGGACAGCCTATGACCGTTGTCGTGCAGATGAACGGCAAGGAGATGTTCCGACAAGTGGTCAGAGAGAACAACGCCGTTGTCCGGGCGACTGGGGCAAGTCCTCTTGTTACATAAGGAGGTCAAATGGCAATTTTAACCATTACAAAGGCAGACGGGACGAATGTCCCGCTGCCTGACCCCAGCGAATATTCGTGGGGTATACAGGATGTTGACGCAGATGGAACGGGGAGAAACCAAAACGGAGACTTGTTTCGTGACCGGGTAGGAATTAAGCGTAAGCTAACTCTATCGTGGCCGCCCATGAAATCCGCACCGATGTCCACATTGTTGCAGGCTGTAGACGACGTTTTTTTCAAGGTAAAATATCCAGATGCTATGACCGGTTCTGAACGGCAAATGACCGCCTATGTTGGCGACAGGACAGCACCCATGTATAGCCTTATTGATGGCGAATATCAATGGGAGGGGCTTTCCATGAACTTCATCGAGAGGTGAGCCATGCACACTGTAACAGACGCATTTAACGCCGCGTGTTCTGCACCGGGGCGTGAAATCACCAGCAAGGTAAATTTCAACGGTACGACAGACCTTCCAGCATCGGAGATACAGGAGATCGTTGTAACGGAGCAGTTTGGATCCTCAGACGGAGTGACCATCGGAGCGGCGTTTTCGTCCAGTTGCAAGGTTACATTCTACAAGCAGGACAATCTGCCGCTGAACGGTGCGTATTTTATCCCCTCTGTCGGTATCATGGTGGGAGGTGAAGCCCAATATGTGCAAAAGGGCAAATACTACATCCCATCAGATGGCGTAGAGGATAGTGGGAAGTTGTGTGTAACTGTCACAGGCTACGACCGTATGGCTGGTCTGACAGAGGACTATATGCCCACCATCACATTCCCGGCTACTCCTACGCAAGTGCTGGCAGATGTCTGCAAACAGGCGAGCGTAACACCGCCTACCGTTACTATGCCGAGTATTCAGATCGCTGCGCCTTACACGGGCACTCTGCGGCAACAGCTGGGATGGCTGGCCGGGCTTATTGGATGTAACGCAAAATTTGATGCCACGGGGAATTTGGTGTTCTGCTGGTATACGGACACCGGCCTGACTATTGGCCGCGACACCCAGCACATGGACGGACTGACGCTGACCAGCGAAAACGCCTTTACCATTAACAGCTTGCTCACCGGCACAAAAGAAAACCCCATCAGCGTGGGTGCCGGTGTGGGCATTGTGGCAACCAACCCATACATGACGGAAGATGTTGCCGCAGATGTGTTTGCTAAAATCTCTGGCAAGGCTATGATGCCATGCAAGATCAACTGGCGCGGCAACCCCGCTCTGGAAGCTGGGGACGCTGTTACCGTTATCGGCCTGGACGGCACCACGGAGCTGACGGCCTACATCATGGAGCAGCGTTTGACCGTAAAGGGTGGTATGTCGGCGGAATCCTCCTGCTACAGCCCCGATAATACTGATACGGCAGTACAGTCTCCCACGGAGCAAAAGTTCCAGCGGATGTACGATAGCCTCAAAAAAGGCTATCAGGATGCCACGGATAAGATCATCGGTGCAGATGGCGGAAACTACAGCATTACCCTGAACAAGGACGGCTATCCCACCGGCTGGACGCTGCGCGACACGCCCACTGTGGAAGACATTACCCGTATGTGGATCATGTCTATTGGCGGCCTGGGCTTTTCCAAAGACGGCGGAAAGACCATTTCCAACATCGCCCTCACGATGGATGGGCAAGTCGTAGCGGATTCTATCACCACGGGCACGCTTACAACCGTTAAAATCCAGTCGGCGGACGGCAAGAGCACGTGGAACCTGAGCACCGGTGAGATGGATCTGTACAACACAAAAATCACCACGTCCGCACAGGGGTCAACTTTTGTTACTGCAGACTACACAGAGGATGATCTCGCACGTTTGCGAAATTTGATTCTGAATCAGGTTTCACCCACCCTCAATGATTACGAAAAATTGGATGTTGATGGAGACGGCAGGTTTACTGCGGTCGATCTACTTTACGTACGCCAAGCCATTGACGGCACACAGGAGATCAATTTCACAACCGGCTGGGAATTTGCCCTCGACCCCACGGACGGTGAAAATCTGCTAAAGCTAACAAAGACCTGGCACAACAACCTCACCAGCGAGAGCACGGAGCATCTTGTACTCGGCGCAGGATTTGGGAATGTACGTGTAAACGCTTTGAGCATCGCCGACAGTCCGATTATAGATTTTGTCATCGAGCAAGGCACATCAGACATCTGGACATACCAAAAATGGAATAGTGGCCTACTTGAGTATTGGGGGCGAGAACAATTTCTCACGCTGGATGATGGCTGGTGCAAAAGTTCTGCGGGGCCGTTTACGATCCTAACATCAAAGCCAGCTATTACAAGTGTAACGTTTTGGTACGGAGACAGCACAAACCCCAGCAGAAACGCATGGAGCGGAGTCATTACCACCGGTGGAGTATATGCCGACGGCGCTATATCAATATATGTCCGGAATAGTGATGGTACTTTTGCATCCGGAGAACGTGCGTTTAATTACTATGTAAGAGCCTGGTGGAAATAAATCTTTACCGAAGCGAGAGGCAATAAATTATGACAGACACCATTATTGTAGCCCTCATCACCGGCGGCCTGTCGCTGCTGGGGGTGATCATCACCAGCAACAAGACCACCCGGGATGTACAGGCCAAGCTGGACAAGCAACAGGCCGTCACCGACACGAAGCTGGAGGAGCTGACCCGCGAAGTGCGAGAGCACAACAATTTCGCCAGGCGCGTGCCGGTGTTGGAGGAGCAAATCAAGGTCGCCAATCACAGGATAGAGGATTTGGAAAGATTGTCCAACCACTGAGCATTGCGAATCTAAAGTATGAGGAGGGATATGTATGTATCGAGGTACAACCCCCACGCTGACATTTCGACTGCCTATCGACACGGGGGGCATCACAGTGCTGTCAGTTGCCGTGGCCCAGGCCGGACAGGTTAAAATTGAGAAGACATTGTCGGATGTACAGCTGGACGGGAATGTTATCTCCTGTCCGCTGACGGAAGCTGAGACCCTGTCGCTTACTGGTGGGAGAGGCATTGACGCAAAGATACAGCTCCGAGTGGGCGTTGGGACGCAGCGCATGGCATCCCAGGTATTCACGGTGCCTGTGGAGCGTATTCTCCGGGACGGTGCGTTATGATCGAGTTTGCGGTAATTTTTTCTCCCGGCGCTGATCTGGAGGTTGATATGGGGCAGGTGATGGAGGTTCCCACGGCACCGCCCTATCTCGGGGAGTACGAGGTAATACCAAAGTTTACAGAAGAAGTTTTGAAAACTAAAAACAAGCTTATGAAAGACAACGTGGTAGTTTACCCTATCGAAGTAGCACGAGTAAGCAACCCCAGCGGGGGTACAACAGTATATATTGGAGGTATGACAAATGGCTGAAAAGTACAACAGCAAAGTGGTTCTGGCGTCTGGCGAAGTTCTGATGGACTTGACTGGGGATGACATTACCGCTGCCGACCTTGCGCAAGGCAAGAAAGCCCATGACAAAACCGGTGCCCCGATTGTGGGTACAAGCACAAAGGATGCTGATACCAGCGATGCTACTGCCGGTGCAGCAGAAATCCTGCTCGGTAAGACAGCTTATGTAACCGGATCCAAGGTCACTGGTACTATGCCCAACAACGGTGCGAAGACTCTGAACGTTTCCCAAAAGGGCGTTTCTGTTCCTATCCCTCAGGGCTACCACGATGGCAGTGGAGTGGCACAGATTGACCCTACCGAGGCGGAAAAGGTTATCCCTAACAACATTCGTCAGGGCATTTCGATTTTGGGCGTTGAGGGTACCATGTCCGGCACAGAGGGTGCAAAAGCCCAGGCCAAGACTGTAACCCCGTCTTTTACCCAGCAGGTCATTGCTCCTGACAGTCCTACATACAATTACCTGTCCCAGGTGACTGTGGCGGCTATCCCGGTTAAATACACCGATAATCCGCAGGGCGGTAAGACGGTAACAATCGGATAAGAAAAGGGGAGCTATTATGGCAAACGCCAATCAGGTCATAGTAAATGGGGAAACCATTTTAGACCTCCGGTCTGATACAGTAACTCCTGAGACCTTACAAAAGGGATATACAGCCCATGACAAGAGTGGAACAAAAATCACTGGCACGCTTGAGGCCTCCAGCGTCTCTATGCAGCCCAGTAAGAGTGTTACAATCACCTCAAACGGCACCGTATCAGTCACACCCGATGCGCCGTACGATGCGATGAAGAAGGTAGATGTGACAGTGAATGTGGCGAGTGGAGGTGGAGGAGGCGCATCCGCAAAGTGGGATGATGTTACATTTATCGACTACGATGGGTCTGTCCTGTATTCTTACAGCTTGGCAGAAGCGCAGGCGTTGACGGAACTCCCCGCGCTCCCTTCGCATGACGGTCTTGTCTGTCAAGGTTGGAGCTGGACGCTGGAAGCTATCAAGTCACTTAACCGACCTGTTACCGTTGGCGCGATGTATATCACCGATGATGGGGCTACAAGGCTCCATATCAGGATTGCAACGGTTGGCCGCATGACCGTGCCGCTGTATATCGGTCAGACCGTGGCGAATGGTGTGTCCATCGACTGGGGCGACGGAAGCACAACCCAAACGCTGTCTGGGACTGGAAATATCCATACATCTCACACATATGCAGAGCCGGGTGATTATGTCATCTCGCTGATGCCGCAAGATGGGTGCACATTGTCTTTCGGTAATGGGTCACCTTCGTATTGCGTGATGGGGTTGACCGGAAACAACGGTATAGTGTATTGTAATATGCTGCAAGATGTTTCCATTGGTAAAAATGTTATCTCTATCAGCAATTATGCTTTCTCCAAATGCCACTCCCTTGAAAACATCACAATACCGACTGGTGTTACATCTATCAGCAATTATGCTTTCAACGACTGCTACTCCCTTGCAAGCATCACAATCCCTGATGGTGTTACTTCTATCGGAAATAATGCTTTCTACTACTGCAACTCCCTTGCAAGTATCACAATACCGAATAGTGTTACCTCTATCAGCAATTCTGTTTTCTACTACTGCTACTCCCTTGCAAGCATCACAATCCCGAATGGAGTTACATCTATCGGAAATGATTCTTTCTACTACTGCAACTCCCTTGCAAGTATCACAATTCTGAATAGTGTTACCTCTATCGGCGAACGTGCTTTCCAAGGCTGCTACTCCCTTGCAAGCATCACAATCCCTGATGGTGTTACTTCTATCAGCGATTCTGCTTTCAACGGCTGCTACTCCCTTGCAAGTATCACAATTCCGAATAGTGTTACATCTATCGTTGATTTTGCTTTCCAAGGCTGCTACTCCCTTGCAAGCATCACAATCCCGAATGGAGTTACATCTATCGGAGAATATGCTTTCGCCAACTGCTACGGAATGCGCTATTACGATTTTTCAGCATGTACCTCTATCCCTGCCCTGTCTAACACAGGCGTGTTCATGAATATTCCCTCCGATTGTCAAATGCTCATTCCTTCTGCACTGTACAATAAATGGAAATCTGCAACAAACTGGGCAACATACGCAAGTAAAATGGTTTCTGTATGAGGGGGAATGCACATGATTATTCAGACAACAAAAGAAATCAACGGTGTTGTGTATGACTACGCCTATTCCGATTCCGGTTACATGATCGAGCGGGACGGCGTGCGCTACTCTGAAGCGGTTGACCCGATTGATTCCGGGAGACTATACACGGAGACAGACGAGCCAATTGACGTAGGCACGAAAGAGGAAACAGTGGAAGATTACAAGGCAGCGCTTCAGATATTGGGCGTGGAAACGGAGGAGAGCGTATGAGGACAGATATCTTGCAGCAGGCGCAGGCCATCCGTGCCAGTATGGACGCGGCGGCGATCATGCTGACGGATGAACAGGCGGCAAAATCGCCACGCCTCTATCCAACATGGGCGGTAGGACTGACGGTCAAGGCCGGTGACAGGATCTACTATCCCGGCACCGACCGGCTCTACAAGGTGGTCAGCGACCATACCACACAGGCAGACTGGACACCGGACGCTGTACCGGCTTTGTATACCGTCATCGACGTGTCGCACGCCGGGACGCAGGACGACCCCATACCGGCAGAGCGAGGCATGGAGTACGTCTACGGCCTGTACTACAGCGACAGCGAGGACGGGAAGCTGTACCTGTGCCAGCGCACCGGTGAGGCGGCGGGAGGTACTGTGGTATTGCAATATATGCCGCATGAGCTTGTGGGGCACTACTTTGTGGCGGTGTCGTAAATGGAATACATCATACCGGGGCATCTGCCACCGTTGTGGCAAAGCTATAATAACACATTTTGATAGGGCTAAACGCCCAGAAAGGAGCAAACCATGAAAATTTCCAACAAGCTGTACGACATCCTCAAGTGGGTGGTCATCATCGTGCTGCCCGCCGTGGCGACGCTGTATGCCGCCCTGTCTGCCGTGTGGGCGTGGCCTTACTCTGAAGAGGTCGTCACCACCATCACCGCCGTGGACACCTTCCTCGGCGCCGTGCTGTGCATCTCCAGTGCTACATACAACAAAGGGGCGCAGAACAATGGCTAAAGTATTTCTTTCCCCCAGCAACCAGTATGACAATGTATATGCTTACGGTAATACAACCGAGGGCGTACAGTGCGGCAAAATCGCAGATGCCTGCAAAATCGCTCTTGAGCGTAGCGGTGTAGATGTCATGCTGATGCACGATGAATCCATGCAGACCAAGTGTGCGGAATCCAATAAGTTCGGCGCGGATCTTCATGTGCCTATCCACACAAACGCCTTTAATGGCAAGGTAATGGGTACACGGATGTTTTGCTACAACTCGGGGGGTAAAGGTATGGCGGCCTGCAAGGCGATTTTTGCCCGTGTAGCGCCCCTGTCCCCAGGCACCAGCGAGAACATTCAGGTGAACCAGAAGCTCTATGAGGTGCGGGTGCCGGCAGCCCCCACGGCCTATATCGAGTGCGAGTTCCACGACACCGTGGATGGTGCCAAGTGGCTCCTG